CGGCTGTTAACGGCATATTGAATGTAATGTTAATGGCAGAGTCAGATACTATAAATCAGTATCAGTATGCAAAACAAGCACTTATTAAATTGTTTAACAATGAGCCGGCAAAGGCACAGGTACTTGCTAAATTGGTAGACAATGTTATTGAGGATGAAGAGGACCATATTGAGTCGTTTAACAAAGCAGCAGCGATTATTGTAGGTCGCAAAGAACCTAAACCTACTGAGTATGATGAGGCAGAAGACAATGACTAATTATGAATATGACAAATTGTTTAGTGAAGTAACTAAATTGTCAAAAAAGGTAGACGACCTTAGTAAAATTGCTACAAAGGTAGAACTCAAATTAGAGGAATTGTCAAGAAAAACTATTGTAATAAGCGATGTACAAAAGGATATTGACAATTTAAAAGTAGAAGTTAATTCGTTGAAGGACGAAAAGGAGGTTTAAAATGTTAGACCAATATGGCGAACAAATTATGCAAATACTTTCCATGTCGCTCTGCGGTGTATCTTTGGCTACAATAATTGCGAATGTAATTTATTGTGTTAAGTCAATTAAACGTGCTGCTACAAGAGCAAAGAACGATAAAGAGGAATTCCAAAAACAATTAGCTGTGTCCAAAGAATACATTGAAACTTCATTTAAGAATGCGGTTCTTCCAAGCAAGATTAAACTTGATGTTAGCGAAAAAATTGAAAAGCCTATTGCAGAAGGTCTTGCTAAAATGGAGGATAATCAGAAAGAGTACTTGCAGAAAATACACGAAGAAAACCAGTTGATACTTAAAGTACTCAGTCAATTTACTCACACAAAGAAGTTGTCCGAAGAGGACCAAGACAAAATCAAGGAAATTGTAGGTGAGGCAGTAACCGAAGAAGTTAAACTGTGAGGTGACTTATGGCTAAAAAAGTTAAAGCAAGGAAATTGCAAATGCCTTTGTGGCAAGACCTTGTATATATGGCTCTTGTAGCAATAGCACCTATTGTAATAACTTGTATAGAGTTATTCAATTCTCATAGTACACCTTTTAAGTGGTCATTTGCAAGTATTGGCGCAATTCTTATTACATTTATTGTAATTAAAAAGTATTTGCTTAATAGTCAAATTGATAAACTTAAAAAAGAAGTATTTGCTTGTGAGCACGATTATTCAGTTGGTGCAAGTGACGATAAGCTTACAGAAGCAAAATGGTGTAAGGCTAAACTGATATTGTATGCTTATAATGCAATTGTAGTATTACTTACATTGGTGTTAGTGTATTTATTTATAACAGCTATTGTAGATGGTCTAATAGCGTTTAAGGGAGCAGCAACATTTATACTTTTGTTTGTAATATTCGGTATGATTTTTAAAGCACTTTGTTACACAACCGGTGTGTACGAAGATGAGGAGGAAGACTCCGGTGAGCAAGAAAATAACTAATTTTAGTACTCAAAAGTTAATAACCAAGATAATGATGTGGGGAACAACGCTGTTGTTCCTCGCAGCTCTTGGTATTATGGCATATTTGTCATTTGTAACAAATGTTGATATCAACCCGTCTGTTAAAAACATAACACTAATTGCTATGGTAGCATTGGTGTTAAACTTTATAATTTGGGAAAGTAGGCATCGTGCAGAATATGACAGATCAATGTTGGTTGATATTACAAACGACAAATATAGCGTGCATAGACGTTATTATTTTGCAAGGAAAGGATTGAAACAAACCGAAGTGCAGTCTTATATTCGCCAATATAATAAGGATTATGTACAAGCATGGTTAGACGATGTTGTAGATGAAACAGGTCGTACTATTGAGGAAATAGAAAATGAGCCTTATAGAGGTCACGACCATAAATTGTTAATCTATAAAGTTAAACATCACAAGTATCCTAAGTCAGGTTTGAAACGAGCCAGAGAAGTATTGTCAGTGCTCAATATAAGTAGTAGTGATAGTATGAAAATAAACTTAAAACAAGCCGAACATCAGCATGTCGGTGGTGCTATCCGTAAAGTTATAACATCTTTGTTATCAACATTGTTAGCAGCATCTGTAACAGTAAACTTTGTAGAAGGAGATTTAAGTAGCGCATTTTTAACATTGATACTCAATATTGTAATCTTGTTTACAAGTTTATTTTTCGGTACATTATCTGGCGCAAAAGCAGCCAAGATAAAGTTGTCTACAGCAGAAGTTGTATCAGAGTTGCTTGAAGAGTGGCGTAAACAACCTCCAAAGGAAGAACCATTCCCTGACAAAACAGAACCAATTGTAGAACAGAAAGTTGTAACTGAACAAGTTGATAACACTGCTAAAAATGTTGGAGTTATTGAAATTTCATAACTTTAGTGGAATAATTTAATTATTTTTATAATAGATTATTATTGTACTGCAAAACGGGTGACGACCGAAACTCGTACAAAAACGTTAAAGGACATTCACAATATGAATTTAGGCGATAACGCTCTGTCATTAGAAGAATTAGCGGCTCTGATGAATGACAGCGGCGAGTCGGAAACGCCACCGGCAACTAATGAACAAGAGCCCGAAACTCCTCCTACTGAACCCGGTAAGAATGAACCGAGTGAAACGACAAAAGCATTTGCAAAGCGTTTGAAGGAGGCAACTGAAAAGGCTCGTAAAGAAGAGCGTAACAAGTTGGCAACTGACCTTGGTTATGCATCTTACGAGGAAATGCAAAAAGCCAAAGAACAACAGTTGCTTAAAGATAACGGGTTAGACCCTGAGCAGGTTTCACCCATTGTAGAGAAGTTGCTCGAAGAAAGACTTAGTAAAGACCCTCGTTTGAAGGAACTTGAAGAGTTGAAACAAAAGCAGATGCAAGAATTTGCAACTAAGGAATTGGCAGAACTCAATAAACTGACGGGTGAGAACTACACTTCCTTAGACCAACTACCGAAAGATGTACTTGATAGTTGGAAACAAACTGGTTCGTTAAAGAAATCGTATATTGCATTACATGGCGAAGAGTTAATTATAAAAGCCCGTAAGCAAACTACTAAAACAACGACAAATCATTTGCAAAATCCTGCAGGACAAGCACCTTCTCCTACAAATACAAGACCTCTTACCGACGAAGAAAAAGCGGTATGGAGGTTGTTTAATCCTCAAATAACTGAGGAAGAGCTCAACAAAAAAGTTAAGGAGATTTAATTATGGCAGGATTTAGAACCGCTTACCTGCAACGCGAAGTTTATATGGACCTCGATGTTGTAGGTGATGCTAAAGTTGGTGACTGCGTACAGGTTACTCTTCCTACGACTGCTGTTGGTGGTTATATGAAGAAAGCGACTTTTGCTAACGCAGATTACATTGTGGCACAGAGTGACCAGACTATTGGTTATGGACACGTTCCCGTTGAGGACAGAGATTACAGATATGACCCGACGGTCAAAGGTACTGTAACCACTGCTCCGACGGCTGACACGAGCACTGGTCCCAAGACTGAAAACGGATATGCTACTACTCTTACTTGGAAACACGTAGCACTGTTTAAGATTATTAACCGCGATGACGTTGTACTCGATGCTGACGGCAACGATGTCGCTACGGCATAAGGAGGCGCAACATGGGTGTTATTATCAATATTGACGAGGCATTGAAACTTCGTACAGACTACAATATTCTTAGAGAACCTCTTAACGAGATGATTAAAAATCAGCAAGAGGCTTGGGAAAGAAGCAACCCGCTGGATATGATTTATACTCGTTCCAGCATTGACCGTTTCCAAATGACTTATACATCGTCTATTGGTTTCAGCAAAGCATTTGTAGAAACTAACGACTATGCAGTTGGTCCTATCTTTAATACTGCTGAAGGTTTTGCGGCGACTTATCGTACCAGAACTTTCCAGGGTTCATTTATCATTACCCAGCAAACATTGGAAGATAGAGAACTCGGACGTGCCAAAGATGATGCCAATGCGTTTATCAAACGTTGGAATGGTGACATTGTAGAATATGGTATGGCTGCATTGTCCGGCGGTTTCGGTGAAGAAGTTTATTGGGGTGGCGATGGTAAAGATGGTAAGTCCAGATTGAAACTTACTTCTGCCGATACTACTGATGGTGAAATTGATGGTGTTAAGAACCCGTTGTTCTTTAACAAACATACCATTGTAAAACGTCAAGGTATGAGTGCAGCTGAAATCCAAGCGGCTTATCAGTCCAACAAATATTATGCTGACCTTGATATTACTGGCGACGACCCTGCTCGTATTGCTAAACTTGCAGATGTTATCAATCAAGTTATTACAAACATGGAAAACTTGAAAGACGACAATAACAAGTATGCTGGCGTTCTAGGGGCGAAGACCATTGTATGTGCAAACGACCCGCACCTCAAAGCAGCTCTTGCTACGGCGCTGGATATGGATATGTTCAAGATGGGTGAGGCTTTGTATAAGAACCCTGCTTATCAAGCAGCAACGGTTCAGTTCACACCTTACTTGAACGACATTCCTCAGTTTAAGAATGGCCTTGGTTTCCTCATCATTGATAAATCTTACAATGCTGAAAACCACGGTCTTGAATTGACTGAACGTATCGCTCTTACGTTGAATGTTATTGAACAGAAACGGCCCATGGGTATTATTTACGATGGTCGTCAACGTTTCGATATTAACGTTGCAACATGGAGAGGTATCTCTTATGTTTACTTGGGAACTCCTGCTGGAGCAACCGGTAAATGGAACGATGTTAATACATTTACTAAACTCACGACTCTGGAAACCATCGTTAAACCTGTTCAGGTTGTCGGTACGGTTACTACGAAGGCTGAGGCGTAATATATAATTAACGGCAAATGATAGAGAGCCGGTCGGCAATAGCCGGCTGGCTCTTTTTCATATAACAAAATGAATGATTTTAATATATCATAGATGGCCATAAATAATCCCAATATAAATATTCAAGAATTATATTTATGACCATCTATGATATATTAAAATTAGAATTATGATGGTTATATAGGCCATCTAAAAATAAATTTTATGAGGTGATGGTATGTATACTTGGGGCTATATCAAAGAGGCTACTTTAGCCAAACTTGATTTTACCGCAGACCAAGCAATAGATATGGGACTTATGAATAAGTTTCCGTTCTATGCAAATGAAGCAATTACTCAAATTACAAGTGCTATTAAACCTAAAAGGACATACGCCGAATTTTGTGTAAGATATCGTGAACAAGTATTAAGAGAACTTAAACGCAAATATTCATTGCCAGACGATTATCAGATTGGCTTTTTGTTTAATCCCCCTTGTGATAGAACACAGCTTGATGCGCAACAAACAGCTATGTTAGAATATTACGAGCAATTCACATATGTTGGTCAGCCTACTAATTTTCCGAAGGATTTCTTTGCATGGTCTGATGATACTAATTATATGACAAACATGTTTAGTGATTGGTGCGAAGCCGATGATGATTGTTATAAAACCTACGGTGGAAATCAAATTGTATTTAGCAAACCTGCAAATTACAGAATTGCATACAAAGCAAAATGGTTTAAGTTTGAACCTACAACAGATGATAGCGTAGAAATTGACGCACCAGATGATGTGTTAGAATGCTTGCCATCTTATATTGCAAGTCAATGTTTTAAAATTGACGACGAACAAAAATCGCAAATTTATCGTAACGAATATGAAATGTTCCTTGCAAGAATTGATGAGAACGACTATAACGATAACAAAACAATTCATATCGGCGGAGGTTGGTAATGGGAAGAACAGTAAGACGAAATGCATTGTCAGTCAATGTTGGTAGTCTTGATGAAAAGTATTTTAACTTCATGCAATTTAAAGGTCTTTGTACTAATAAGAATTATGTTGGCATTGACCAAAATACATTTGACGAAGTTAATAATATGTATGTGGACCAAGACGACCAATTGTCTACTCGACCGCCTGTAAAAGCATCTAACTTATTGCATAGTAGCGACAAACTCGTGGATATGTTTAAAGTCAATAACATTGTATTTTACAATGTTATTGATGGTAGTGGTTATTCATTACAATTTGTATATCACGGTAGCATGTGGGTAGTAGACTCATCTGAAAATGTAAAAGTGATGTGGTTTGATGATAAGTACGTTGTATTTACTGACAACGATTTAACTGGTTTTAGTTGGAACTATGAAACCAATAGTATGAACTGGTTTGCAAAAGAGGATTTGATTTATTTGCCTATAACCTCTATTGTAAATGGTACACAGATTGAGGAAAACGAATCGCCCAACATATTAACTAATGGTTTTATTACTCGTTATTTGTTTAACTCTACACAAGCTACAAATACTGATGGGCTTATAGGTAAAAATATAACTATTGACATTGACGAAGATACTCATTTTATTGTTAATCCTTTTGTAAAAAACAATGAACGAGTATTTGTAAAGCGTGCAGGTAATATTACAGCAGATATTGTTCTTGTAGACCCGACATTTGGTAGAATTGTGGCATACAATAATGATGATACATTTTTATTGTTTAGCGTAGACGCTAATAATTTTTATACAATTCCTTATCCTACTGCTACTTGTAAGGCGCCTATAATATCCGACGACGGTGATATGTTGTATATTGCTGATACAGATGCGCTTAAATTTTATTATATGGACATAAGCAGTATTGCTGATAGTGGTATAAACAGTATTGGTGCAATGGTGTGGTCTGTTGTAGAATATGATGCGCCAGTACAAAAAGTTAACGCGCCGGTAGATACCGTAAATGAGCAAAATATTTTTAACAATACTGAAATTGTAAATATAAAACCTACATCTACTATATTGCCATTTGGCCATAGTCCCGAGAAGGGCGCAGCATTGATGTATATAAGTGTAACCGGCGATATAAAACGTTATTACAATAGTTCTACAAGTTGGAGTAACGCAGATACTTGGAACAAAGTAGAAAATCTTAATACACCTATGTTGTTGATGATACATATGTATACTACTTCAAGTGGTGTAACAGTTAAAGCATATCTTGAAACAGGCGTTGTTCTTACTTGGAATATGACCGGCAAAGATTTAAGTGGGTTTACAATTGCAGCAAACAAAGCAATAAGCAAAGTAAGATATATTAGAAGCAGCAGTTGGGATTATGCTATTATAAACAGTCCTTTATTAGGTTATACAAATTATAATCCATCCAGCCCTAGTACATTTAGAACACCCGATGTAGTAATACAATTTAGAAACAATGCGCCTGTATATGACATTGAGCCAGTGTATTATGGCAGTGATGGTTATACAAATGCATTTTATTCTCCTATTTACCGCATAGGTATATTAGAAAATTACGGCGACAGTGAACCGATTATAATAAATCCGTCGGAGTACTATATGTCGTCATATTATAATTATGATATGATGGGCTCTAAACAAGGTGATTTATTTACATTTAAGTTGTTTGAAAAGAATGGTTATAAGTCATTTAATATAAGTGGTTCGTATTATAACGGGCATGAGGACTCATATTATGTATTTAGTTATAACTTTTCAAGTAATCCTGATACTGCTATGGAACAACAAGCAATTCGTGAGTCTGCACCGTATTCGCCTGATTTAAGTAAGACATTGTATACTGACATTGGTGTTGATTTAACTTATGCTAAGATGGCGGTTGGTCCTAATGTATTAGGTAATAATTATTTGCATTACGCAGATGATAATATTCCGTTGCTGCAAAATAGTGATAATTTTACTTCTAATTATAGGCCAGTATATGTTGACAACAATAATATCATATATTATGATATAAGCACTAAGTACTTGCAGACTAGTAACTATGAAGGTACAATATCTGCTGATGTAACAACTTGGCCTACTGATGATGAAGGAAATGAGTTACCTCACTATAAATTGTTTACACCTAATCTTGTATACAACTTTGTATTAAATGTTATAAGTATTAACAATACAATGTATTGGTCGTCCAAACGAGATGGTAAAGTTTATTTTCCTGAAATAGATAACAATTCGTTTGAAGACGATATTACTGCTTTTGTAACATTTAGTCAAACATCGTTAGGCATATTTCTTGAAGATAATGTATATGAGTTTCAATATGACAGCAGCAAGGATGCTTATTTGTTAACACCTACTAAATTAGTACTTGGTAACAAAAAAAGTGCAGATGTGTTGTTATCTTACGATGGTTCTAACATATTTGTAACTACACTTAAAGGATTGAGTGCACTTAACTATCAAGACTTTGTACAATCAACAGAACAAACTTATTCGTATTTAACTGAAAATATTATGACAGAGTACGATGAGTTTAATACAAGTCCAATCAAATTGTATCAATACAAAGATTGGTTGTTTATGTATAAACAAGATAGTACAACGATGCTGATACTTGATATTCGTACTTCATCTTGGTGGATGTGGAATTTAAAATATCCTATTACAAAAATTGTATTTGATGGTGTAGATTTACTTGTTATACAAAATCAAAAGTTAGAGTACTTTGATTTTAATGATAAGACAGTGTTTGATGATGGTGTACATCCATTTAGTTGGAATTTTGAAAGTCAAAAATTACACTTTGATGCACCCAATAATTACAAGCACATTCGTAGTTTAACAGTTATTACAACTGAAAGTGAAACATCGCTTAGGTACAAACTCAATTTTGTAAATTATAGGAATTTAAATAATTTAAGTGAAACAGATACTGTTGAGTATCAAATTGATGCTTTAGGAAGTTTGATAAAACGAGTTAACTTTATTAAAACAAATGCGTTCCAGTTCAGGATATCAAACGACCCTACTGATGATAAACCTAAAGCATTTGTAACATCCGATGTTGCATTAAAATACAGAATTACAGAGAGGGTAAGATAATGGCTAAGATTGGTAGAAGTTACGGAGCAGTTATGACACAACAAGATGCTGCAAGATTTATGGAGGAAAATAATAGAGATTATAATAACCGTAAAACTTGGCAGTCATTGTTGTCACAAAATGCTAATGAAGCACTTGCAGCAGAGAACCAACTTGTAAATGACTACAGCAAAGTAACGGCACAAGCATATGCATCATATTTGCAAAATAAAAATGCAATACAAAATAGTGCATATGTTGGTGCTGGTAAACAAACACTACTTAGTGAAAATGAATTGGCATTACAAGATGCTTATAATTCGTATCGTAATTCATTGTTGCAAGGCGAGCAAGAAATTGCGAGTGCAGCCGCATCTGGTGAACAAAGTATAACAAAAGCATTTGACGAACAAGCAAAATATACTGCAGATTATGCTAATGCTCATAGAGGCTATCTTGAAGAGTTATGGAAAAAATATCAGAATGGCGAAAATAAATTGTTTGATGATTTGCGTTGGGAACGTTATATTACAAGCGATCCTGTACTCGATGCTGAAGGCAAAGAACAATTTGACGAGGAAGGTAATCGTATTGAAAAACGCCGTCTTAAAACTCAGGAAGAGATGGCGGCAGAATTGTATGATGAAAATGGCAATTTGACTCTTGCTGGTTTGGATTATTTTGACCAATTAGAAAATTCACTTGCAACTGAGGGCGGCTATAGTTGGGGTCAATATTTGTTAGATACAAATGAGGATTTGTATAATTGGTCTAAAACTTATAATCCTTACAATTATACATTTGAAGGAACTAATGCTGGTTCGTTTAGAACAATGGTAGGTATGGCAGCAGATGATAATGATTGGTCATTTGCAGAACGCTACGGTGGAATGGACGAAGAGCAAATATCCGGTTTGTATAACAAGTTCTATGATGCGGCTAATAAGTTAGCAGATAAGAAAGCCGGTACTGAAACAATCTCCGATTACAAAGACCTTGTAGATGAAACTGTAACTCTTGTAAGAGAGTTGGGCTTAGAGAGTGAACTTGCTGATGCTGGGCTTGATGTAAATAATTTAACTGAGCAATTTGAGTACTTCTTAAATCGTTCCGAGAAAATGGACGATGCATATGCAGGCGAAGCACTTGCTGAAACTGGCATGTTGATGGGCACTGGAGCAGGCTTAGGATTTTCGCTTGGTAGTGTATTACCTGGTATAGGTAATGCTGCTGGAGCATTGGCTGGATTTATAGTAGGAAGTTTAGGTTCTATTGCAAATGCTATTCATAAACGGCAGCAAAAAGACATTGACGAAAAACAATACACCGCCGAAGTAAGAGAAGCATATACCAATATGTTAAATCAACTTACTAATTATAATCTTAAAAAGAAACGTCAGATTGAGATTGATTTCCAAAATAGATGATTTTAATATATCTATTTCAATCGAAAAATTTTATTGAATATTTATATTAGAAAGATATTATTGTGACACTATGATATATTAGATTTATCCTGGCACCGGGATAAATCTCTTATATTATAATGATATTTCAAATTGGCCATGAAGAGTGGCAAAGGAGTATGTATGGCAAAATTACAAGTCTTAGGCGAGTACTTTAACCCTTATGAGGCAGCTCATTCGAGGTTTAGTCGTAACGATTTTTATCGTGAGAGTGATTGGCAAACATTTGCAAAACGAGGTGAATTAGATAATTATTTGTATGTAATGGAAAATACAAATAAGCTGCCGAGTTTTGAAGATATTAAAAATGATTACAATTACGATTATTTAAGTACTGATGAACGTTTTACACTTATGGCAAACGAGTTGCAAGGTGATAGAACTAACACTGATACTGAACGTACCGAAACAGTTTACAATGAGGCAACTGGTGCACAAGAAGAACGTACTTTTAAAATGTCGGATTATGATTATACAAAGAAGTTGTTAAAAGAGCGCGGGGAGTATTTAAAGTATCAAGATGATTTGCGAATTGCACAAGAGGAAAAAGATAACATTCATCCTTTTATGAAATTCCTTAATGGCCTTGGTGGGGCAGCAGGTCATCTTGTAGTAAGTGTAGCAGACGCTATTGACGGTGCATTAACTTTATTATCTACACCAGTTAATATGATTGCAAGTGGCATAACCGGTGAAGATAAAGTTCGTGAAGGTTTTGAAACACCTGACGAAGGAAGTTGGGACAATGTATTAAACTGGCGTATATTTGACAAGATGGGCTTCAAGGATGAGATACTTGATTGGGAAAAATCAGTATCCCCAATTGTAGATTTGGATGGTAACTATGTAGGTATAGGAAAATATATTTTAAGTATTGTAGATAGCATTGGTCAATACTTGCCTGCAGCAGCAATAAGCATTGCGAGTGGTGGAACATTAGCACCATTGGCGTCTGCTATATATTTTGGTGGTATGTTCGGTAATACAATGAACGAGATGGTTATGGACCCTCGTATGAGCACTGTTCCTACTGCTGAGTTAATGTTAAATGCAGGTTTACGTACTACTGCTGAATGGGCTGTACAAAAGGGACTCAATCATTTGCTCGGTTCTTCTATTCTTGATAATGTGGTATTTGGCAGCACTGCAAAAGCAGCTACAAGCATTAGTGGAACTAGCGCCGTTAGCCGTATATTGATGGATGCTTGGCATGAAGGTATTGAAGAAGTGTTACAAGATGTGGCAACGCAGTCTATTAACTCGTTCTTCGGTTTGCATAAACAACAGTTTAACAATTATAATGATTGGAGTTTATCCCATTTTGCAGATGCATTTATTATTGGTGCGTTATCCTCTGTTGTAAGTAGTTCGTTTTCTGTGGCTCGTTCTGGTATTAGCGATTTTGTAAACAGAAAATCTAATGTTGACCCTAAGATGAACTTTTTAGCAAAATATGAGTTTAAACGTGTAATGTCAGATATGATGTCGCAATATAACGAAATTATTAGCGATAAGAAAATTGATATTGATACTAAGCGTAATTTAACAGGTCAATTGTATGCTAATTTCAGTGTCATATCCAAAGTATACAATGCTATGGGCGAAGAGCGTTTTAACAAAGCACAGCAGTTGTTTGAAAAACTTGGCGGCTTTAAACAAATGGACGACTATCAGTTAACGCGTTTTGCAGAAGGCATAATGGTTCGTTTTGACGATCTTCGTAAAGACTTTACTGCAAACACGATTGCTGAGGACATGAAAAAAGCCCAGATGTCTGACATCAAGGCTGTTGTAGATAATGATACTGATTTAGATAGTATAACCGATGAGGATGTAAAAGCATCGCTTGAAACTATTAAGCGTATTTATAAAGCCGATCCAAATGTACAAAGAATTGTATTAACAACAGACGGCAATACTGTTGTACAACTTAACAAAACATTATTTGTACCTATTGAATATGCTAAAAATGCGGATGGTAATATTATTCTTAAAACTCGTGCAGAGCAAGACCTTGTACAAAACACTACTAAATCTACAAAGTTAGCGCCAGTATTAAACAATGTACTTGATATTTATAAGCGAGTATCCGGCGAGTCAAATGCCACTATTGAAACTGCTACTTATAACTTGTTCTTCAATAGCAATTTCCAAAAAGTTTTATTGGGCATAGCAAACAGAGACATTTATTTGTTGATGGCACATTTGCAAGATACTATAAATACTGCTACAAGCAAATCGCCAAAAGATGATATGCTTAAACAACGTATGAAGTCTGCACTAAATGCATTAAGAGTTAACTTGGGTATATATCTTGTATATCAGCAAGAAGCAGATTTGTCAGAAGTTGTATCATTGTACAAAGGGACAAACACAATTGAGCGAATTAAAGAACAACGTTATGGGAAAGACTTGCGAAATAGAGTTATAACCGACGGGCCTACAACTGCTGACTTAACTGTATTGGCTGCTCGTATTAACTCTATGCCTGCAAGTCAAGACATAAAAGGTGCTATACTTGACAAAATTAAAAGTGAAAACAGTAATATAAGAGCTTCCGGTATGAAAGAGTTAGAAACATTTTATCGCAATGTGTATAACTCACCGTATGATGGCAAAACTTATATGCCTACTACAAGCATACAAAATAATTTGTTCAACAATTATTTGCAAGATAGCGGCTTAACTATCGCCACTATTACTGATATGCCAGCTACTGACTCGGATATTTATAAAACAATTATTGCAAACAATGGAAAAGTAGACCCTGAAACAGTTCTTGCTTATCGTAGGGATATGTTTAAAGCATTTACAAATTATCGTTGGGATTTTACAATTGTAAATGGCAAAGTATCACTTGCATATATTGGCGACTTAAATCAGTATGGTTACAAAAAATTCAGTAGTGAAAGAGAAAACATATATTTTAATAAAGGTAATAAAAACCGTTATCTTGTAACGCCGGATTTAACGAGTCAAAGTTATATATCAAATTTGTTAAATCCTAAAATTGATGCAGTGTCCAGAGCAAATATAACTGTTACAGATGTTATTTATAATCCATTGTATTTAAGTAAGTCTACTCGTAATGATATTAAAAGTAAATATCACGTTGAAGCCAATCCGGAAGTAACATTTTTGTATTTACGCGACCAATTGTTAAACAAAAGTAAAGGTGAAACATCTATTGTAGCGACAACAGACGGTACATTCCAATTTGTAAATATTAAGCCTATGTATGAAGCTTTTAAAAGTAAGTCTTATACAATAGATGATATTAGTGAAGAAGGAAAGTCATTGTCAGTGTATGTTGATAAAGCATATATAACTGGTCGCTTAAATGATACAATTGTAATGCTCGGTAGAAACAGTGAGTATGACCCGGTTAACAATATTATTTATATTGCACGAGATACTCCTACAGAAGTAACATTTGCATTAGCCCATGAATTGCAACATGCTATACAGGTTGAAAATAACTTGAATGGAGGGTTAGCATATGATTGGCTTACAAATAGCAATTTAACTGCTAAACAGAAAAAGGATATTGTAAACGATATTAAACGGCATAGACCTGACTTGTTTAAGGGTGTAAAAGATATTGATACAATGTACGATATTGCCGAACGTTTTATTTACGATACAACCGGCGAAACACAAGCGTATGGTATTGAAAACTGGTGGAATGTTAATGACTTTTATCCTACAATTGTAAAATATAATAATGATGGCAGTGTTAATATTACTACACCTTGGGGTAATCATTATGATGTAGCATCTAAGCAGATGTCGATAAGTGATTATAATGTATCTGCTGATATAGAGCGTAAGATAAGAAGTGCAATTTCTTCTATTGTAAAACCTTGGGCAGAAGTACCTGATTATAAAACTGGTATTATAACTCGTGATGGCGAAATATTGTTTTCTAATATAGCAGATAATCATAGCGATATATACAATATTGCAGAACAAGCTGTAGGCGTAGATGCCACTGAACAATGGGCAGATAATATTGTACAAATTGGTTATTTTGATTATGGTGATAGTACTGCATATAATATTAGAGTTGGTATAAATGATTTAACTGCTAAACAGCGTGCTGCAGTGATTGATACTATTGACAAATTGTTAGACTGTGGCGAATATGTGATATTTGACAATGTGGATGCTAATATAAATTCTACTAATTATCATAGCGGTAAAGATATGGTTAAGGCAGCAGAAGATATTCGCCGTGCAAATAAACAAGCAAATAATATATCCTCTGCACAAATGGCTCCTAATAAAAACATACTTGATATACCCAGCATGGACAAAGTTAATACTTATTATCGTCGCAATCTTACTGAAATGCAACCTAACTCGTTAATGGGCTTAATTTTACCAGATGGGACAATTGGTTTTAACTCTGAGTATTGGACTCACCTTGATTTCCAAAAGGCAGCAGAAAAACAATTTAATCAAAAGTATGTTGACGCATACAACAGACGATTAGTTGAAATTGCAATAAACGGCAGATTTGGTCGCAACTTCTTTAATTCATTGTCTATACGAATTAACAGTACACTGTCTATTGACCAAAGGGAGTCGTTAATTGACTTTGTAAATGACGCACTTGCAAATGGAGCACAGATTGAAATTGAACATGTTCCTTCAGGTGCTTATTCCAGTAGCGATGGTATTGTAGATGCTCGTAAATTGTTACAAAATGTAATTCGTCAAGCAAATGCAGCTCGTATGAGTATGGCAAAACAGCCTGGACAATATAAGTATATTACTCGTACTGACCGAGATAATCCCATTGGTAAGGATGGAAATGTTAGATACAAATATACTTATGAACACGACACCTATGTTGCTAATAAAGATGCTGAAGGTACAAATTTAGAGTACTTCATAAAGAAAGGTCGTCCTATACAGATGAGTAAGAGTACGCAAGAATTTGTAATAAAGGCTGACCCTAACAGACTCGCTCCAGAATTGTGGGATATGATTGGTGGCAACGATGCCGGTACTTTAACTCAAACAAAAGTAATGGATTATTTCCGTAATGCAGATAATATTAACAAATATACATTCAACTTAATAAATCAATGTTATTTCCAAAACGAAGACATCAAGTCATTTGAGCAAATGGAAAAATATGTTGATTATAAAATTGCTAATTATTATGCATTGCGTGGAGTACTTCGTGCGCATGGCTTAACAGATTTAATATATGACAGACTTACAAGTGATACAGTTAAGAGAATAAATGAAGTTGTAATGCAAGACCCTAAACTTAAAAAGCAATATGAAACAATTCGTAATAGATACGAAACTTACAAAGGTCAACCGTTACTTATAAATCATAAAGCAATGCGAGTCATGTTTATGAAGTACTTTGATGGCACAGTACAGTCGCTTGGTTATATTGGTGCAATAAGCAAATTCCTTGCAATTAACGGCTGGAATTTGCCGGGTGAAAAAGCCAATGTAAGTTTAGACCAAAATATTGCTAACAAGAAAGGTGGGGATAGCAATACTACAATTCAAGACACTATTGTAGATGAAAGTTCACTTGAAGCATTTAATGAAACATTATCCAATCTTGACAGAAAGGAAATGATGAACCAAATTTTACATTATACTGCTGACATACTTCGCGAAAAAGGTATAAAAGTAAATAAGAAAGAACTTATACAAAGTGTTAGGAATTTGTCTGATGATATGTTACTTAATATGTATACAAAATTGCAATTAGGCGATGTCGTAGGACATGCAATGTCTAAAACAGAATTAGACAAAGAGTTAAAAGGTGAGACTACACCTATTGTAAAAACACCTCGTAGAAACTATCTTAGTTCAATATATAGTCTTAATTCTACAATTAAAAGAAACTTATCGCCTAACGAGGCTAAGAAGTTTTATGAAGCACATTCAGATTTGTTCAACGAAGATATTAAAGTTCGTAGAGAATTGTATGTTGGTAAATCCGATAAAGAGTTACAAACATTAAGGGAACAACTTCGTAAGATAAGTTCTGATGTTAAATTGGGTGCATATACAAGCAAAACCGCTGAGGCAATTGTAAAAAGTTTAGATAGATTTAAAAAGAAGTACGAAAAAGAAAGACTTAAAGCAATTGTGTCTGGTGAACAAGTTACAAAAGAAAGACAACTTAAAGTAAGTGGCTATGAATTTGACATTGCGAGTGATGTAGAAATACCGAGCGAATTAAGAGCAATACTTGATACCACGTTTGAAACTTTTAGAAAGACTGATGTTAAGTTCCTTAGTGGCGAAGATGAAGTTCATATGCAGATGAATGCAACTAAGTTTTATGAGCAAAATGCTGATAGACTTATGCAATTAACAAGTGAAGATGCTACAAGCATTATTGACTTCTATCAAAATATGATGTTCATAGGTAAAATAAATACCGAGGACATTCGCAAGTTTAATGCGTTTAAGTTGTATATGCTTGGTTATTTGTATGAGCAAAGTCAGCAAGGTTTAATGCACATGAGTGGCGAAACTCTCGCAAGACTTAGCAATATGATACAATCAGTTGCATCTGATGCCGGTACACAACTTGCTGCATTCCGTTCCATTCTGGACAAAATAAATCCGCAGAAGAAAATACTTCAATCTGCGGCTCGTAAATCTGGTATTGAGTTTAGAGAGGCTGACATCGAGAACTTAATAAAAATTGTTAAAACAAACGATGTTAAAAAGATTGAAAACCAAATGCATACAATGTATGAAAACGGTTTAAAAGCATTCTTAGCCAAGAAAGGAAATGAAGGCAAAGTTAATCAAGCATTGGATGCTATGTGGAAATTTCAGCGTATGGCGATGCTGTCTTCTCCTGGTACTTGGATACGTAACATTGTATCAAACAACCTTGTTAGTGTTGGTAATGATATAAGCGGTATAATTGGTAACTTGTTTACTGGTAAGAAACATAAAGAAGGGCAATATAAAATAACAGGCACACAAGTATCTGATACTACTGCAGCCTGGGTGAAAGCAAATTTTGTAGACAATGGTTTAATGGCCCTCATATCGGATGGAGTTAGCAAATATGATATTCGCAAATCCAAAAATATGGATGGTCAAGATATTATTGTATCGTTAATTCGTAATAAAGTTGAAACAGAAATTTTTAATCATAACAACTTTAAAAGCAAAGGTATGAATAAAGTTTCTGAATTGTTGTTCAAGGTATTGTCAGACGACCCTTGGATAAACAAAAGAACTTTAAGATATTTTGGTAAGATGTTAACGGAAGATAATGTTAACTTAAATGAAGGTTTAAGTAACCAAGTAATGAATACTTTTGCAGAAGCATATACAATGGCTGCATGGGATTATATGCATAAGCCTAATATGTTTAACGCACTTGAAGAAGTTATTCGTCGTAAAGGTGGCGCTGCTGGTTATTTTGCTTGGAAACAATTTTTACCTTTTGCATCCGCTGGTTGGAACTGGTTTGTAGAAGGTTTAAATTATACACCTATAGGCCTTGTTAAAGCAGTTGTAGATTTTGCAAGACTTGAAAAGACAATTGCTAAAATGGACAAAATTAGACAAGAGGGCGACCAAGCACCGAGCAGTAGATTTGCAGAGTACATTACAAAACGTAACATTGGTAAAGGTGCTATTGGTACTGTTGGTTTAATTATAGGTGCTTTACTTGGCGCAGCTGGCGTAATGGGTATTGACGACGATGATGGTGCTGTTAAGATTAGTATAGGCGATGTTAAAGTAGATATTAGCAATTTATTCGGAACATCAGGATTGTTGATGGGAGCAGCTTTAACAGGTGGATTAACTGATAAGTCGCAAGATGGATTTAAACGCTTATGGAAAGCAATTGGCAACACATTCGATGTGGCTATGCAAGATAGTTTCTTTGCTGATTTATTCAATATGTTCCAATATGCTGATACACCTTTTGATTGGATAATTGCACAACCTATGGAAAGTCTTAACACATTTGTACCTAACATACTTAAAACTTTCAACAGTCTATTGTATAATCACAAAGTGAAATACAGTTCTGGTATATTATATAACCTTGAAAGTTTTGTAGTAAATGCAATACCCGGCATAGCATATGCTTTTCCTAAGAGGGTTGACCCTTATACAGGTAAAATAAAAACCAAATACAAAGTACCGTTTATACTTGATTTGATAAATCGCATGAGTCCTATTAAATTACAGGCTTATGAAATAAGTGAAGTAGAAAAACAGGCTATTGCAAATGGTGTTAATAAAACTGAATTAACAGGCAGATACACTGACATTGGCGAACTTAGTAATAAAGACAAACAAATCCTTAATGAGAAGTACGGCGAATTAAACAATTCGGATTTGAACAAATTGTATAACGACCAAATACTTGTATCAGTGGATATGCCAAACGGTTCTCGCAAAGAGTTAAGATATTCGCAAATGTCAACAGAGCAAAGAAAAAGCGCTATCAAAAAAATAATGACCGATAACGCTAAGATTGCTAAGATTTATGTTTACACTAAAGGTGGTGGCAAATATTATGCTACCAATAAAGAGTGGGAAGAATTACGAAAGATGGGTATAACACTAAATGTGTTTAAACAAACAAATAAGTTAAAAGGATTTATTTAATCCTATACCATTTGTTTCTCACTAATCTTTCGTGCACCCACATTAACTCCTCCATAGGTCCTACCAGTTCAAGGTAGTCACCAGCAAACGGGCATCTCACATAGAGGTGCTCGTTTGTCATTTCAAGGAACTTTAACGAACCTTTAACCGATAAACATCTTTGTATGATATAGTTATATGTTTCTATTGCAGATAACTCATATGGTATGAATGTATCAGTGTGTATTTGTATCATAATTTTCTCCTTTTCATTCATTTTAATATATCATAGAGATGAATTTTATTCGGTAGATAATATATTCGACCGAATATATTTCGTCACCCTATGATATATTAAAATGACCCTGGATTGATTTTCAATCATTATCATATTTAAAATTATTGATTTTGTCACCAAACACATTGACCCAATCAATTTCCAATAACTTTGCTGCATCAGTTATATAATACATAAAATCAATCTCTTTTTTAAGTGCTTTAATATCTATTGTTCTTAAATCTTCATTAACGACTTTACAATTATCAGGCAGATTAGGAAAACTATTATAAGATGGAACACCATTCCTATACTTAATTTTGTACAATTTGCCATATCTATCATCTGTAACAGCAACTACTCTATTTGCTCTTGTAAGTTCTACTTCTGTACCGTCAGTGTATCTTTGTACAACTGTTCTAAATGTAGGACCTTTTTTACAAAATATACAAAAGTCTTCTACATTTTTATTATTTACAATAGATTTAACAATGTTAGAACCTAACAACAAATATTCAATAGCTGCTTTCGATGCTGCATATCCACCGAGAGTACCGATGTTAGGATAACCAGGTCGTTTCCAAGTATATTGTAACCACTCACCACAGAGTTTGATGTGGTCGCCATATCGTAAGTTTTTAGTCCAATCTAATACGCCATCCCAACTTGCTTTTGTTAACAAGTAATTATTAACATCTCTTTGCCATATACGACGCTCTTCGTCGAACTCTAATTCCATATTCATAACTTGCATAAATTTATCACAAATACTATGCATTTTGTCAAGATATTTTCGTTTGATATAAAACATAATACCATCAGTATTTGTTTGTATAACTTTTAAGTCTGGAATATGTTTATACAATTGGCAACCAAGCGATGCAAGAATAATTTGTCCCAATCTACAAGTTGTAAGACACATGTACTTATCATACAAAGGAAGATACCTGTTGCCAGATGCACCGAACACAGTGTTAAGAATAAGTTTAAACACTGACACTTGCTCTTTCTCTTCCTTTGTTTTATTATCGTTATGCTTTAATGCAATACGGGTATCTCTAATCCAGCGATACTTTTCTTTATCTTTAATTGCTCTTGATAAACAATTAAAGTTCAACATTATAGCAGGATAAAACGAACCGACATCTGCATTTATCAAAGCCCATTCTTCGTTACTTTCTACATACAAGTTATTACAATATATAGAATGAAGTCCACCGTTACCAAATGTAACATCGTTGTCAAATAATCGGAATGTCAGAGTTCTTGCAGAAGGTTTACCATCTTTGTCAAATGTGTATGGATTACATAATATCTCGTCTACAATTTTGTTGGGTATACTATCATAAACATACTCTCTTATGCTACTTGGCAATACAACATCTGACCTTAATTCATCCGCAAATGTCGTATAATGTGCATCAAGTACTTTTGCACAAAGATTAGCATTTGTATTTTTGTAGCAATCTTCTTCTGGAATATTAAATACTCTGCCAACAGCAAGTTTACCAAGTGTATAATCATACTTAATATTTTTGTGATAATACATTGACGCATATACATCGTGTTTATTATAATATATAATACTGTCAATATCTTCTGCTGTCAAATCTTCTTTATCAAATGGAACTTCTGTTTCACGAATGTCCAATCCCATAATTGCTTCACAATCTTTAAGACTTCCGCCATTTGCATCGTCCATCAATTCGTTATATGCTTTAAGCCGCATTTTCTTTTTTGCAAACGATGCCAATCTTATATGTTCCTTTGACTTAAATTGGTCGCGAGGTACAATTATAATGTCATTTATACAACGAACTTGTTCTGCTGTAAATCCTTGATAAATTGCATTTGCTATAATCAAGTCGTAACCTTTTATATTGTAACCTGTAAGTACATATCCGTCTTCTCGCAAATATTGTAAAAGCCGATCGCGAGAATTAGGCTCGTCAGATCGGACTACTACAAAGTTATCTTTCACTTGTTCATTAAGTTCGCCATCATCTGGATAATCGCCAAATGTGCAACACCACCAATGAGGATATACCTCAAAGTCAAAAAATCTTAATTTCATAACTACTCCTTAATAAGGTCTATACTCTGGGTCAAAGTCGCCTCGTTTAATAAAGCATTGTGTAGGCGATTCGTTTTCATTTAAGGTTGTAAATGCAACATCCAAATCAAACAATGCTGTCAACTCTTCTTTGAAAGTGAACATTGACATTTGTCCTTTGTATCCATTGTTATCAAGCCACTCTTTAAATTGTTTATACAATGTCATACAGCGCTTATTATGAAAATCACCTAAACAATAATTGTACTCATACAGCCATTCAATTAAAGGACTTTGTCTGCGTCTAAATACATCCAACAATGCTTGTTCGCTTTGTACAATACGAAATCTTCCTTCCTCCAAAGCAATTTTAATAGCAGCTACACATTTAAATAAAAAGTATTCCATATCTTGTTCAGTTACTCTTTCCATAAACAACAAATCTGGATTTTGTACTTTGTGATTTAACTCAATCAATACCATTCTACGATACAAACCAGTTGTTTTATCCATAATTTTTGGTAACTTATTACAAGAAAACATCAATGTTGTAAATGATGTAAATTCCATTGGTTCAGCATATATCTGTCTAACAAGTATCTTTTCACCAGATACAATAGACTTGAATTTGCCTGTGTATTCAAGAGGACGATTGTCCATAACATCATCGTCTATATTTGCAAGTTTGCCACAAGTAGATGCTAAGTGATAGTCTTTGTCAAATTCATTTAATGCTACGTGTGAACAATTTGCATCGCCTAACATCTTGGAAATTAAGTTTGTGAATGTAGATTTACCAGTTCCGCCTTCGCCACGGAATATAAAAAACTTGCTAAATAAATTATTCTTTAACAAAGTATATCCCGCAATTTGATACAAAAACATCATCTTTATCGGGTCGCCGTTGCTTATATCTTTCATAAACTGGTCAATACGTGGTGAATAAGGCGGGTCTCCATTGTAATTCCAAGGAATATAAATAGTGTTTAAGTCATTCTTTGACGGCATTTGTAATTCGCCAGTTACAAGATTTATAACTCCGTTTTTACAAGCAATTTTATACCAGTCTTTGTTTATTTCCTCGGATGATATATTTTGTTTTACACGAATAAAGTTAAGTATTTCTGTTCTTGCTGCACGACTTAGATTTTTACTTACTTCAAAGTGAATAAGTTGTTCCGACTCTATCAATGACAACGGTTTATAATAAACACCATTAAACTTAAATAACCTATCTCCTTGTGCAATTAAGTCAAACTTATCACAAAGTTCTTCGGCTATTTTGTTATAATAGTTCATCTTTTCTTTTGGGTCAACAGGTTGTTTAACGGGTTCTTTTTGTCGTAACACTGTTTTATACAGTTCGCTATTGGTCATTGGTGTTTCAAACTCGTATTCATTTATAATACGAATACACTTTTCAATTTCTTCGTCATTTAACTTGTGGCATTGTTCAAGTCTTGTTCTCCATTTAAACAATGCAGAGTTACGGCCATCACCGTCCATCATTCCAATAAACGATGGTGTATTGTCATTTAACAATGGCTTTAAAAAATATGGAATATCTTCTACAGTATCTTTCCATTTACCCCATTGTCTATGCGGGTCATTTATTGGAAGTATAATGTAACCTGTTTCATTTGCTCGTGTATCAATTACAATGTTAAGACCGCATTTTTGTCGTGAGTTACTTTTAATAGAATTGCTTGGGTCTTTTAACAAAATATGTATACCACGAGATGTGTAGTTATATGAATAACTTACTTCCCATTTTGTTAAAAGTTTTTCAATACAATCTTGTGCATATTCATCATCAACATTGTCTACGTCTACAATTACATATCCTCTTGGAACAATCCAACCAATTCTATATCCTTCCTCAGCAGCTTTTTGTGCTTCTTCATAATTTAACGGATTGGATTTCCATCTGTTTAATGCTGCTTTAAAATCTAAGTGACTGTCATACTTTTTGTTTTCCCATGCAAGTGGGTCATACTTTGGAATTAAAGCATATTTACTGCCTGGATATTGTTTATTAAGTCTTGCAAGTTGTTCGTTCATCTAACACTCTCCTTAATAGCATAAAACATATCTGACAATGTTTGTTTATTTTGTACTGCGCCCCATACTTGATTTTCAACAGTGCCTTCTGCAATAAGTATTTTTACACTAACTGGTTTATCTTGACCCATTCTGTGAACTCGACGCATCATTTGTTCATACATAATATAAGAATAATCCATAGTGTAAAATATAACATTCGCACACATTTGTAAATTAAATGACTCACATCTTGCACAGTTAAGTATAAGAACATTGTGTTTTCCTTTCTTAAACTGCTCAATATCTTCTGTCCAACTTTTACCAATATTCGTAAGATGTTTTGCAATACTGTTGTAATCGTGTTCAAACTTATATACAAGCAATGTAGGCTCATTTGACAAATTGTTAGTTAACCATTCAAGTTTATTGTTAGGTTGAATATCTAATACAATTCGTTTAGTATCATCAACAGGGTCGGGCAAATACATAAATCCGTTTGCCAGTTGTTGTAACTTCATTGTTACACTTAATTTTGTAAGTGTAGTAATATAATCGGGAGTATCTATAACACCTTGTTTTGCAAGTAAATATTCTTTTGATGGCTTAAATGGAATAGATACTTGTTCTATTGTACAAGGAGGCATATTATCATCTTCCTCGTAATCTACACGTTGTGTATACATTGCAATATTTCGTTCCCAACCAGCTTTATACTTGTCATTTATTCCTATAGGTTTCTTTATCATCATACCTCTCAGGAATTGTTTATCTACATCACAACAAGTATCTACGAATTGTGTATAACTAATACTTCCCCACTTAGATATATTCATATTATGAAACTGACAAAATATATCCAAGTCATTGTTGCCACGAGGTGTTCCAGACAATGCCCACGCATAAGGAACTTTCTTTGTCAACAAATATACAAGTTTACTTATTTTAGAACTGTGTGACTTAATCTTGTGCGATTCGTCTACAATTATTATATCAAATTTTGTTTGTAATAATACAGTTCTCATAGCATCTTGTATTGCTTTTGTAAAAGTAATAATTGAAGTATATTTAGGCAATATATGCTGAGGTACAATTTCACTCATCCACATCTTTGTAACTGCATCGGCAGTAGACAATATAAGTACTCTTGCTTTATCATTCATACTCTCGTCTATTGCTCGTGCTGCCTCTACACAAGGATATGTTTTACCTTTACCTGGCTTATAAAACAAACAGGCGTGTTTCATTTCAAGTAAGAAATCACGCCCTATTAACTGATAATATTTTCTATTTTGTAGATACTCGTTATATAACATTTTCGTCTCCTGTAAGTTTAATCATAAGAGCCTCTACAATATTGGCATCGTCAGTAGCAATCCAAATGCCGCCTGCTGCTTTTATTTGTTTGCCTACAATTTTTTGTGCCTCAGAAACTTCACTTAAATGATTTTCTCGTTTTAACTCTATTCCTACAAATTTGCCTTTAACACAAGCAACAAGGTCAGGTCTACCTTTTTCAGTAAAAATGTTACCATTGTTTTTAAACACATAACCGCCATACCGCCTTATAATTCGTTGGCATGCTCGTTGTAAAGCGCTTTCCTTTTCAGTCATAGTTACCTCCTATATTTAAACTTGTAATACAACAAGTAATAATCTTCCCGGCTGGGAACTCTAATCAGAGCCCGCATTTAACAATATTTGCACCGGGTCAACAAGCTACTTTAACCGAAGTAGCTACGGCTCCAAGATTGTGCAAATCTTTTTGGAAGTGGCTGGCGATACATGAGTTGAACATGTACTTACAGAGTCAAAGTCTGTTGCGCTACCATTACGCTAATCGCCAATAAAGTGGGAGAGGTGTTATAACTCCCACTAAACTAAGTGTTCTACCGAAAGTTTGATTTTATTATTCTTTCCACTTAGTTCTGGAGCCAGTTGTCAGATTTGAACTGACGACCTGCTGATTACAAGGCAGCTGCTCTACCTACTGAGCTAAACTGGCATATATCCGGCATTTATAGTCAGCCGGAAAGACTTGGTTACGGGTAGTGTAAGTTAATTATGCAAAATCGTATGTCATAGTATCAATCTTGTAACTAATTTTTTCTTCAACACCGTCTTGGAAAGTACCATCATCCAAAGGAATTTTAGTTTCTTTCTGATAAGTGTCTTTGACAACTGTTGCAATAAACTGTTTACCTACAAGTTGATTACCGATCTGTTCATAATCACATTCGAATGCTTCAATCTTTTCCTCAGTATCAAGTTTAAGACATGCTTTGATAAGATTGTTAAACGACCATTTTGCTTGTTTTACAAGAGAATGCCACACATTTGTAGTACCTTCTTTGCATTTCATTGTAAATTTCCACATCTGATCGCCCTTTTTGCTTTCAGTGAGTTCTGCCTCATCTACCGTGAACACAAATTGTCCTTCTTTGCTAAGAAAACCTCCACCTTCATAATCGCTAAATTTTTCAACCATGGTTAATTACTCCTCCGTTTTTTCTTCTTCGCTCTCTTTGATTTCCGGTACAACCACTTCCGTTCCATCGAGTCTTTGAGCCTTGACCAATTGTTGCCACTTATCGTAGTTAAAGTTTTCTACAAAAGCGCCTTCCTGCAATCTTATATCTCTTGTACCCGTATCCATCAAAGGATGTGGACCAACATAGACTAAAAACTTTACTGTCTTTTCGCCTTTTTCATTATATACTGTTTTCCTACAGCAATAAAAAATATTGGACGCATCCTTCATATACTTGGTTGCCGAGTTTTTAGTAAGGTCAGGTATCATACGCAATTCTTGATTAAGACCACTTGTTTCATACATCTCAATCTCTTTAACGTGAGATACCCATACAAATTTTGTAGCATTTTCTTGTGAGAATCGTTTCATATTATCCTTAATGTTAAGGACCATTTTGGAAACATCTCCCCACTCCTGGGTAGAAATTTTTTTGCCTTTCATAAATTCCATATATGCTACATAATCATCTTGCAATGCTCCAATTGTATCAACAACAATTGTTTTAAATTTAGGAGCATCTGCTTTACGCAATTCACGAAGCAATTCTGCAAGTTTCTCAATGGATGTCTTATTTATTTTGCCGTTAACAGGCATATCATTGCTAAGATTTTTAACTTTAATTAAACCTTTTTCAATATCTTCTCTGAAACCTGTAAGAAGTACTCGTCCACCGCCGTCATTACCAACAGACACATACAGCAAAGGTTTAGGATAACTGCCTGCTATAAGTGTCTTACCAGACTTAGGCTTACCAAAATATAAGTCTATGTCGTGAGTTAAAAATGTATCAAATTCCATTTGACACCTCCAACTAATTATTTATAAATTTTAGCACATCAATAATATTGTGTACTTCCCAATTGTACCACATGAAGCCAATGTCCTTACAAAATTGTTTTAACATATACAAATGATGTTCATATGTATTTACAATTTGTCTATGTACTGCTACATCTACGATGTTATCTTCGCCACGTTTCATAGCATTCGCAAAAGCATTTTTGTTATAACAGTAAATTACTTTTGAACCTTTAATCAAGTCAATATAACTTTCAACAGACATTATATAACTGTTTTCTTGGTCTACAATACGATATACAAATTCGGTCATAGGACCTCTGTCTACAAGAACAGTTTTGTTTGTAGTTCGTCCTTTATCACACAATGCTTTCATAGCATCATACTCTGCTGTCTTGCAGTCTAACCTCGGCGGTGACTGAATACTATTGTAACCATACTCTTTAAGAGTATTTAGTAGGCTTGTCTTGCCGCTGCCATCCGCCCCTTCGAGCCACACTAACATGTTTGTCCTCCCCAAAATAAATTTGTTTTTGCATATCAATCATATCTTTGATACAGCCGTGATACATTGGTTTAACTGATAGTATTCTTTGCAAGTCCTCTGCGTTATTAAAGTAACAACAAGATTGCAAACAATCAAATCCCTTGTAAATATTCCTATTAGGGTCTTTTGGTTCATATATAAGAGGAATACACTCACCTCTTATTGCCTCCCAAAACCTTGCCGATAACATTGCAGGAAACTCAGAATAATCGTCGTCTGCAATTATTGTATATCTTGCTTGTGATACAAG